ACAGATCAACTGGCCGACAAGCTATTTCAAAGATTATCTGGAGACGATGCTGGCCTAATGAATACAGTAAGTCTTACAAACATGGTGGCTGTCTGCTTATGTAAGATATACAGGGATGGGTTCTCTGTGAACTACGTTGAGTTGGAAGAGGTGAAGCAAGAGTTTGAAGCAGAGAAGAAAGCGTTGATACAAGACCTAAATACACAAGTCAGAGAACTCATGGGTGATGTTCCTATTAATCTTAATAGTCCAGAGCAACTATCATGGGTTATATATAGCCGTAAACCAAAGGACAAGAACGATTGGTCTAGTTGTTTCCACAATAGAATGGATCACGAATCTTTCAGTAAAAAGATACGAGCAAAGGCTGAAACAATATACAAGAAGAAAGCATTTAGATGTGAAGCTTGTGATGGTAAAGGTTTCATACAGAAAATTAGAAAAGATGGCAAGCCTTATGCTAAGATGTCAAAGTGTTCTGTCTGCGACAGTCAAGGATTTATTTACAAGCAAACCTCAAAAGAGATAGCAGGTTTGAAGAGACAGCCTTGCAACTCAAGATGGGTAAGTCATAGTGGATTCACTATCAACAAAGCAAATATAGAAACGCTAGAGAACAAGGCTAGAAGAGAGGGAGATGCTGACGCTGAAAGATTCTTGAAGAATATAAGAAGATTATCTGCTGTGGAAACATACTTGTCCAGCTTTGTAGAGGGCATTGCAGACCACGTTAAGCTTGATGGAAGACTGCATGTAAGGTTGTTACAGCATCGTACCTCTACAGGGCGATTTAGTGGAGCAGACCCTAACATGCAAAACATGCCCAGAGGTGGTACATTTCCTGTGAAGAGGGTCTTTGTATCTCGTTGGAGTGACAAAGGTGGTGAGATAATGGAATCCGACTTTGCACAGCTAGAGTTTAGAGTTGCTACGTTTTTGTCCCAAGATAAGACAGCCATGCGAGAGATAGCCAATGGTGTAGATGTTCATGCTTACACAGCTAAAGTTATTAGTGAAGCAGGACAGCCTACTACAAGACAGGAAGCTAAAGCACACACGTTTGCACCTTTGTATGGTGCGACAGGATATGGCAGAACGACAGCCGAAGCTGAATACTATGAGCAGTTTACAAGCAAGTATGAGGGTATTGGAGCATGGCACGAGAGCCTTGCAAACGAAGCAATAGAAACATTGAAAATACGCACACCGTCTGGTAGAGAGTTTTCTTTCCCAGATGTAGAGAGAAAAGGCAAAGGTAAAGTTACGTATGGGACACAGATTAAGAACTATCCTGTACAAAGTTTTGCTACGGCAGACATAGTACCTCTTGTGCTTGTAAAGATTAGCGAAAGATTAGAGAATATGCAGAGTTGTATAGTAAATTCTGTGCATGATTCTATCGTTATTGACGTACATCCAGACGAGAAAGATGCCGTACTAAAAATAATGAGAGACATTAATAAAAATTTAAAAAATATTGTTGACAATCACTTCAATATAGATTTTAATGTACCTTTATTATTAGAATCAAAAATAGGAAATAATTGGCTTGACACCAAAGATGTCCTATGATATAACTATAGTTCTTTAAATTAGACAAGGAGATAAATATATGAGTACAACAATCACAACAATAGATACAGATAACTATGCAGTCATGGCCAAAGCTATGGGCATGGCAACAGAAACAAACACAAAGCAAAAGGCCAGCACTCTTGCTAGGCTACGCATAAACCATTCACCTTTGATGGGTCAGTCTGAGATCAACGGCAAGTCTGTCAACGTAGAAGTTGTAGAGGGTGGAACATACAAGCTGGAGATACCAGATGGTGAAACATTTTATTCCACCACAGCCAATGTTCGTCCGTTCCTACAACGCTATATGTACAAGCGATTTGTCATGGGTTCTGGTGATACACCAAACAAGTACATCAAGACTGTTATGAATGACGATCTTAATGTTGACCTCAAGGACAATGACGGTGGTTTCAACTGTGGTAAACCTGCTGGGTTCATACAAGACTTCAAGGCACTAGACCAGAAGACACAGGACTTGATAAAGCAAATCAAAAGAGTCCGTGTTATCTTAGGGACAGTTGAGTTGAAGAACCCTGTTGATTCAAAAGGTGTTCCTGCTGAACTGGGTGTTACTCCATTCATTTGGGAAGTAGAAAACAGGGACGCTTTTAAAATATTAGGCAACTGTTTTGTAAAGCTGTCTAAGATGAAAAGGCTACCACCACAGCATATGATAGAGGTGGCCACAGAGCAGAGAAAGCTACCAAATGGTAATAGCTTTTACATTCCATCTGCATCTCTAAACCTATCAGATGTCATCAAGCTATCTGATGAAGACCAACAAACTTTTGCCGACTTCATGCAGTGGATTGATAACTACAATGACTATATTATAAATGCTTGGGGAGAGAACTCTCGCAAGAAAGAAGATATGGATGTAGATGTGGTGGATGAAATAATTGATAACGAAGAAATACCGTTTGAATGAAACATCCATCTGAAATAGCATTGCATCAATACCTTGACGATGCCACTAACGGAAAGTCCTCTATGTCTGCCAAAACTATAGCAGGTATAAAGAAAGACATAGGGGAAGCTCTCAAGCGTCAGTTCGGCAGTCGCACAAAGCGTAGGAAGTTTCAGCTAAGAATGTCCAACGTAGGTAGACCGTCTTGTCAACTCTGGTTTGAAAAGAACCAGCCAGAAAAGTCAGACCCTCTGCCTACAACATTCGTAATGAATATGATGCTAGGTGATATAGTTGAAGCTGTATTCAAAGGTTTGATGAAAGAAGCCAAAATAAAATTTGAAGATTCAGACAAAGTATATCTAAATGTAGCAGATGAAAAAGTTAGTGGCACATATGATCTAATATTAGATGACGCTGTTGATGACATCAAGTCTGCTTCTGATTGGTCTTACAGAAATAAGTTTGAATCTTTTGATACACTTTCTGCTGATGATGCTTTTGGTTATGTTGGCCAACTGGCTGGATATGCCAAAGCTTTGGGCAAGAAAGCAGGGGGATGGTGGGTTGTAAATAAAGCTAATGGTAGTTTTAAATATGTACCTGCCGAAAACATAGACGTTGACAACGAGGTTAAAAAGCTTGAAGAAAACGTCAAAGTAGTAAAGAGTAATGTGTTTAAACGGTGTTATGAATCTGAAGAAGAAACATTCAGAGGTAAGCCAACTGGTAACAGAGTGCTAGGCAAAACATGTTCTTTCTGCCGATATAAACATTCGTGCTGGGAGAACTTGCAAGAGCTACCATCTTTGTTGTCTAAGGCTAAAGAGCCAAAGATTGTTTCGTATGTTAGCATTAGAAAGGAGAAAGTAGCATGAATGACAAATCAAATCCTACACTAGAGGAAATGGCTAGTGAAATATCTGAAATGGAAAAGCAACTCTTAGAGATGAAAAAGGCTTATCGTGAAAAAAAGTATGAGGGATTGAAGATAGCTATGGATGCCAGAAAATCGGCAGACGAAGCTGTTAATGAAGAGTTAAAATCTCTTGGCCTAAGAGCTTTTCCGTTTAACAGGTCTACATCTATTTGGTGGTAGGTGTTTAAGTCTACTAAATATAAGGTAGCACGTAGGCTAGGTTTTCGTAGTGGTCTTGAAGTCAAGATCGCAGAGGAGTTGAAAGAACTCTCCATTCCATTTATATACGAGGGTATGAAGATAGAATGGGAAGACCTAGCGTATCGTATGTATACACCAGATTTTGTATTGCCAAACGGTATTATAATAGAAACTAAGGGCAGATTTACTGTAGCTGATAGACGGAAACATTTGTTAATTAAGAAACAACATCCTAAATTAGACATTAGATTTGTTTTTGAAAACGAAAACAACAAACTGAGAAAAGGATCTAAGACCTCTTATGGCAGATGGTGCGAGAAAAATGACTTTATGTATTGCACTAGAGTTATACCAGAGAAGTGGCTCAAGAAAAGAGGTACAAACAAACATCCAGAACTCATACAATTTAGGAACAAGAAGATATGAAAAACAAAACTCTAAACTATCTAGGTTTCAAAGATGAAGAAATGAGTATTCGTGTATCGCCAGAGATTGTTGATGGTATATGGACAGGTAATATAAATTTAAGTGTTGATGCTTTTGATCACAGTCCCTTGAACGATATGGACTATTTTTCTTTGATGAACTTTGTTAGGATGATTATGGCTGTGCCTGTTCTTATGGAAGAGGATGCAACTGCTAGAGAAAAACTTTATAGTATATTAGAAAAAGAGATTGACCCACCTAAAAAGAATGGTAAGATAATCAGTAGAAAGGATAATATAATAACTATTAATTTTAACAGTAAAACAGATGGGAGTGCGTAGTATGGCCAAATGGGAAATGAATTGTAAGGATAAAGATATGGTAAATAGTCCACCACATTATAATAAGTATGGTATAGAATGTATAGATGCAATAATGTCAGCCACTGGAGAAGGGTTTGAATATTATCTGCAAGGAAATATAATGAAGTATTTGTGGAGATACAGATACAAGAACGGTGTGCAGGATTTAGAGAAAGCACAGTGGTATCTAAATAAGTTGATAGAGATAAAAAAGGATGACAAGAAGTCTCCAGATTTATTCTCTTCCTTTGGTATAGAGTTGAGTGATGGTTGTTAAAATATATTTAACATTGGATGTGGACAAAGATGAATATCCAATCCCTGCTGACGGTGATCCCAGTGAAGAGATACAAGAAGCATTAGAAGAGTTTATCTATGATATTGATGGGCTAAAAGTAAAACATATAAAAATAACAATGGAGAGCTAATATGAATGATTATCAAAAATTTATTGCAATATCTAGGTATGCTAGGTGGATTGACGAAGAGAACAGAAGAGAAACATGGGAAGAAACCGTGCAGAGATACGTGGACTACATTACTGAGAAAGTTAAAGGCCACTTACCTAAACAACAGATTATTGATGCTATAACTAAACTAGAAGTTATGCCATCTATGAGAGCATTGATGACAGCAGGTTCTGCACTTGAGAGAGACAACACGGCAGGATACAACTGTAGCTATCTTCCTGTTGATGATCCAAAAGCTTTTGACGAAGCTATGTATATTCTTTTGTGTGGCACTGGTGTTGGATTCTCTGTGGAGAGACAATATGTAAACCAACTTCCAGAGATTCCACAGGTTTTAGAAGAAGTTGATACATGTATACAAGTACAGGATAGCAAAGAAGGATGGGCAAAAGCATTACGCAAGCTCATAGGACATCTATACATGGGCGAAGTTCCTGTGTGGGATATGTCAAAGGTCAGACCTGCAGGTGCTAGGCTAAAAGTATTTGGTGGTAGAGCTAGTGGTCCTGCTCCTCTCATTGATCTATTTAATTTTACTGTTGCTTTGTTTAGACACAATCAAGGTCGTAAACTATCTAGTTATGATTGTCACAATCTTATGTGTAAGGTTGGAGAAGTTGTAGTGTCTGGTGGTGTACGTAGATCAGCCATGATTAGTCTGTCTAACCTCTCAGATCAACGTATGCGACATGCTAAGTCTGGTAAATGGTGGGAGACAGCACCACAGATGGCTCTCTCAAACAACTCTGTGTGCTACACCGACAAGCCAGATGGTGAGACATTCTTACGTGAGTGGGCATCCCTTGTAGAATCAAAGTCTGGAGAACGTGGCATATTCAACAGGATATCAGCAAAAGAACAGGCAAAGAAGTTTGGTAGAAGAGATGCAGACCATGAGTTCGGTTGCAATCCTTGCAGTGAAATCATACTGCGTCCCTACCAGTTCTGCAATCTCACAGAGGTTGTAATACGAGAGAAAGATAAGTTTGATGATTTAAAAAGGAAGGTTATGCTTGCTACTATACTTGGCACAGCACAAGCTACACTAACTAAGTTCCCATACTTGCGAAAGATATGGCAGAAGAATACTGAAGAGGAAAGACTTCTTGGTGTTAGCCTTACAGGTATTATGGATAATGAATTAACAAATGGAAAGAAACATGGACTTGAAAAAACCCTTACAGCACTTAGAGAAATCGCAGTCGAAACAAACAAAGAGTGGTCTGCAATCTTTGGAATCCCACAAAGCACAGCAATCACCTGTGTCAAACCAAGTGGGACAGTATCGCAACTTGTGGACTCAAGCAGTGGTATCCACCCTCGTCATAGCAGTTATTATATTCGTACCGTTAGGGGCGATAATAAAGATCCTCTTACTAACTTCATGATAGATAGTGGTATACCAAGTGAGCCAGACTTTATGAAGCCAGACACACAAACGGTGTTTAGCTTTCCGATGAGGTCACCTAAGAAATCTGTAGTGAGAAACGACATGACAGCTATTCAACAGCTAGAGATGTGGCTTCTCTATCAGCGACATTGGTGTGAACACAAGCCTTCTGTTACAATATCTGTTCGTGATGAAGAATGGATGGAAGTGGGTGCGTTTGTATTTAAACACTTTGACGAAATGTCTGGTGTTTCTTTCTTACCACACTTAGACCATACTTATCAACAAGCACCCTATCAAGATTGTACAAAAGCTGTATACGATGATTTTAGCAGTAAGTTCAGTCATATTGATTGGAATAAGTTTACAGATTATGAGAAAGAAGATAACACTAATTCTTCTCAGACCTTTGCCTGTTCTGGTGACAGTTGTGAGATAGTGGACATAGGAGCTTAGTATGAAGTATTTATCCAGAAAAGAACGTGGTCTAGGCAAGCACGATGCACCGTTAAAGATACAGTGGATGAAAGGCTATGATGCGTTTGCATATGGAAAGATTCGCAACCCTTATGGCTCTGATACAATGTTATACAGAGAATGGGAACGTGGGTTCAACACAGCCTACTATGATAATTTAACTAGAGGTAGAGATGCAGTTAGAAAAAGAAGCAAAGGCTTTCATGGACAGAAAAAGCAGAGAGCCACGCACTCTGTTTGAGGTGTTGAAAGAAATAAATAATAAATTAGATGAATACGAAAAGAGTTTGAAAGAGATTAAGGAGCTACTTAGAAAAATTAATTGCTAAATGCTCCCTCTTTCATTTGTTCAAATACTTTCTTTTGAGGACTTTTTCTAAACTTTTCGTCTAAGGGTGGAGCATCTTTACCTTTTAAGAAGTTTCTTAAAGCACTATACTGCTCCATCTGTAGCTTTTCTCTTCCAAGTTTTATAGCTACAAATTCTAATAAAGTTTCTACATGCTCTACATTTCCAAAGTTTAACTCTTCATCACGAGCATTTCCAATATTGTTTCTCCACAACAAAGCTCCCATTTTTCTGTCAGCAACAGTCAGAGTCTTGTATATGTCTATTAAATTATCCATGTGATTTTTTATAGGATTATCGGTATAATTTGTTGCTTGTATGGTAGGACGTATTATCTTATCCCTATATTCAAGTAAAGATTTTCTTACATAGGATCTTGTTATTTGATTAACATATGTTTGTTTGTCAATAATTTTTGGACTCATATTCTGATCGTAGTCTTCCTCGTTTATTTGTTTTACAACTCTTGCTGATTCTACCAACGCTGGAAGAAAAGCTTGTATCGCTTTCTTTTCAAAGTTTAATGCGCCTTTAGATCTTTCACCTCTGGTAGGTAATGTAAAATCCCTTATTCCTAGACCAGATAAAAATTTACCCTCTTCTGATAGCTCGTCAATAACAGTTATACCAACAAATTTTAAAGTCCCAAAATCTCTTTCAAATGGTTCATCTATTGGAGCATATATAAATAGTTTTTCTTCTCTTTTATTCTCTAAACTTGGAGGTCCTAGCTTTATAAAAGGTTTTTTAAATTCAGACCAGAAGCCAGATGTTAAACTTTGTTCTTCATTCAAGTCTACTATTTTTTTAGTT